TCAGGCGTTCTTGTCCGCAAACATGTCATCGAGTAGACTGCGTGCCCGGTCCTTCATCTCGTCCGTGACATGAAGATAGTTCTCGACTGTCGTCGCGAGACTCCGATGCCCGAGTAGGTTCTGGATGCCGGTGAGCGGAAGCCCTTGTTGGATCAGGAGCGTCGCATACGTGTGGCGGAGCGTGTGAAGCGTGATCTCCGGCAGGTTCGCCCGCCGCGCCATCTCTCGGAATGGGTAAGTGGTCATCTTGTCGTAGATATAACTTCCATACTTTAAGGTGACGACGAGGTCCTGTTCGTTCTGCCCACCGTACTCATGGAGCCATGCCCGTTGTTCAAAGCGCCATCGCTCGAGGAATTTCCGTAGATGATCGCTCATCGGAACGACGCGACTATGCCCGGACTTGAGCGTCGTCCACGTCTTGCGTCCTGCCTTCTTCGACTGCGTTGCCTGTCGTTCGATGCGGATCAAACCGTTCTTGAAGTCGATGTGTTCCCAACCGAGCGACCGGACCTCGTTGCTCCGCATTCCGGTATGGGCTACAATGATATACATCTTAGCAGCGGGGTCGTCCTTGTAGACTGTTTCAAAGTGCTGGATGTCTTCGATGGTCCAAAGTGTCTTCTCACGCTCCTTGTTCACACGTCGGAGATCAATGCGGACGTCTTTGTCATGAAGATACCCTTGCTCCTGAGCATACTTGAGCAAGGCGTTGATGTTGCGAGCGAGGTTGTTGCGGGTGTTCGTCTTGAGTCCTCTCTCGCGTGCGGAACGATCCGCCCATGTCGTCAATTCCTTCCGGGTCAATGAGTCGAACGATCGTCGCGCAAAAGCATCCGAAAAAGTCCGGAAGGCGTAGCGGCGAGTGTAAAGCGTACTCTCCTTGAGAATGCCTTCCTGCGCTTCGAAGTATTCCGCTATGACGAGCTCAATGCTGCCATTCTTCTTCCCGAGCAATCCGTCCTCGTTCTTGCGGATCATGTCCTGTGCCCACTTCTTCAGTTCCCGCTGCGTGTCCTTCGTCTTGCTCGGCTGGTGCCGGACGCCGTCCTTGTCGGTCAGCGAGAGGCGGGTCCAGTACTTGCCGTTGTCGAGCTTCTTGATCGTGTAATGCATGATGTTCCTCCTTTTACGTACATACGTTCTATTCCTGTCTGTAAGAAAAGGCACCTGAGTGCCTTCAGTGTACTACGTTCATGATGCTTCTTCATCCGCATACTTCATCATAAATGTAGTGTAGGCGGAGATATCTGGTTGAGCGAGTCGTTTCATTGCATTAAAATTCTGTTTGATCTCTCGCGAGAGTTGAGCAGCATCGGAATAATCTTGCTGGTCTATGCTTTGAAATTGGAGCTGCAAGCGTTCATAGATCCGATTAATCTCATCTTGATTCGCAGCCAGTTGCTGTGTCATAGTTGCCACGTCGTCAGGAGTATTCGCATTCTGGAGCGTTGTGAGTTCTCCGCTGATTGGATTAATCATTTCTTTGAGCGAGAACAATTGCGAAGAGATAGGGGCTGTCACCTTATCACCACTTGTTCCGACCATTTTATTCAACTCATCAATCTTGAAAGCAAGCTGATCATACATTTGTGAGACGTTGTATATACTAGGTAAAATCGTATCTGTATCATAGACGACTTCTGCCTGTGCATCAGCATTTCCTTCTTCCGTCACGGGTTCTGCGATGATCGGTTCGGAATTGGATTCAACCGTTTTCGTGATCGCATCATTCAGCGGGACTGCGAGCAACGATTTATCGCGCCGATTCGGAAGATAAGAGGAGGCTTCGCCCCATGACTCGAAGTTCTTTGCCATCGCGTAGGTTTCGAAACTAGATGCCATCGCGTTTAAGTTTTGTGAGAGTTGCTCGAGGTTTTGATAGTCCAGTCCTTCTGTATTCTCGAATGTCGCACCTTTCTCTTGATTCAAGAGAAGTCCCATCGCCATCGTATGAGCGGTCTGCGATGCTTCATTCAGGGAAGTGATTTGATCATCAATCTGTTGGACGACATCTTTCGTGATCGTCTGCTGGAAATCCTTGATTGGCAGCTTCTTCGTTTTTCGAACAGCCTCTTGTTTCGTCATCAAACGGTCAATGAATTGATCCGTAGCATCAATCGTATCTTTAAGACTGCCCGGACCGGCATCGAGAGCCGCTTGAATCTTTTCTGGATCAGTGATATCAGAAGGGGACTGAACTTTTACGCTCGTTTTGAATTGCTTTGTAGAAGTCGTACTCTTCTCATCTTGCGCCTTGACCTCTTGCTTAACGTCGACCGGTTTCTCATTTTGATTGCTGTAGATGCTGCCTGCCGTCCCGATCACGACAACCCCAAGAATGGCGAACAAGGTTCCTTTGCCACCGAGTCCGGACTTGCGCCTATTCGAACGTCTCCGTTCCTCCATAATATATCCTCCTAGTCTATTTTAAAATAAATCCGATACGTTCCAGTTATGTTATACATATCCATACTTATTCTATACTAAGCAGGTTCCCGATATGACGCCATTTTATGCGATGGAGTAAATATCATTCGACAAAGTCTGACCATTCGTGTCGAACGAATTTGTACCAAACGTGAGAAAATATTGTAATAGGTCTATTGCATTATTTTCCAAACTTATTTACTATGAGAAAAGAAACATAAGAATAGATGTTCGTATATTTTTACGAACAATGAAGGGGATTGGGTGTATGGGGTTAGTCGCGGTTCGGAAGACGGGCAAAAATGATAATGACAGCTTGGACGAATTGTTAAAGCGAAGTGGACCCGTAGCAGTCTGCTTTACGGATCAGGATGGGGATACAGTCGGATTTCAGTTTGACTTAGATGCGCTGAAAAACAACGACATTGCAAAGACGTTTACGTTAAAAACTAAATGAACATAAAAAAAGACGCCGATCATTGGGCGTCTTTCTTTTTGAGTTTTTCCATTTCGTGTGACTGGATCACTAGTTTCGTATAATCAATGATTCGATCAAAGTCTTCTTTGCTCAATCTTTCGATCTCATCCGAAGATAATCCTAATATTTTTAAAATCTTATTATCGACCATCTGCTGCATTTTATATTCGTTTAGCGTTAAATGCGGTTCATCTGTCTTTCCATATAAGTAATCATATGAGGTCTCATAAAAATCGACGATCTTTTCCAACTCTTCCTGCTTAGGTTTCGAAACATCGTTTTCCCAGTTACTATAGCGTGATGCGCTAACCATTAACTTCTCACTAGCGAATTTAGCTGACATGCCAGTCGATTCGCGAAGTCTCCGGATCCGACTTCCTATTGTGTTCATCTCTATTCCCTCGTCCCTAATTAATAGTTTTTCTTCCATATATGCCATCCTCTCTGATGATAAAGGATGCGACACAAACTCGCACCTTAATAATACATAAATATTGTATTTTCTTCAAAGGCAATAAAAAAATACAAGAAAGTTGTTAAAATATCGTTGACATACAAGAAAGTTGGATTTATAGTTAGGTTAACAAGTTAATAGGAGGTGACACAAGTGGTAGCAGAAGTACAGGGAAGACCTCACTTGATCAACGCTCGCAAAGCGAAGGGGATCAGTCAAAAGCATATCGCCAGTAAATTGGGATACACGACATCGAACCAATATAGTTTGATGGAGAAAAACCGAAACGTCACGATCAAGGTTGGACAAGCTCTTGCGATCGCAAGAATGCTTGGGACCACTGTTGAGGAGCTTTTTTTTGACGAAGAAGTACAAGTTTCTTGAATTATATCAAATAAGTTTGGATTAAGCGAGGTGACATCATGAAACAAACAATCATGTTGACCTTTACCCCGGAATCACTCACGGCACTCATTGATGAACGAATCCAGGAAGCGCTCGAGCAACACACCGCAAAGGTCTGGATGAGCGAGAAGGAAGCACGCGAATACACCGGCTTTTCCCATTACACGCTGCACAATGCACGGGCAGACGGTGAACTCAAGGCGACGAAATGCAATCGACTAGTGCGGTATCACCGCGACGATCTCGATGCGTGGATGCGCAGCAAACAAAAATAAGGAGGCAGGAGATGAACAATCGACCACACCTTCGATTAATCCAAGGCGGTGCACCTCATTCGCTCTGGGAGAAGTTAAAACCGCTAGGCGGGAAAGAGTCAGACACTTATGCAAAAGTTCTGATCTCTCACGAATGGAACACTTTGAAAAAAGGAGATTATGCGCTGATCCACGAGTTTGATGATGAAGTGTTCTTATGTCTCAGCAACGGAAAACACGCAGACCCATTTGATCCAAGTCTAGGAGAATTCAAAATCGTTTGGAAGGAAGGTAAACCAATATGAATCAACTCACGAAGATTTTTGAAGGTAATCAAGTCCGCGTCGTCGGAACGCCAGAACAACCACAGTTCGTTTTAGCAGATGTATGTAAGGTGCTCGATTTAACGAACCCAGGAGTCGTGAAAAATCGACTTTCAGAGGGAGTAAGTTCAACTTATACCCTTCAAACAGCAGGTGGAAAGCAACAAGTCACGGTCATCAATGAAGATGGACTCTACGACGTCATCCTCGATAGTCGGAAGCCACAAGCGAAACGTTTCCGCAAATGGGTGACGAGCGAAGTCCTCCCATCGATCCGTAAAGACGGCGGCTACATGATCGCCCGACCAGACGAGTCACCAGAAGAAATCATGGCACGTGGCTTACTCATCGCCCAGTCGACGATCGAACGTCTGCAGCACGAGAAGGAAGCGGCGACGACGCAACTCGAAGCACAACGTCCGCAAGTCCTGTTCGCAGAAGCCGTCTCGACGAGTCAGACGAGCATCCTAGTCGGGCAACTCGCGAAACTGATCAGCCAGAACGGTCTCAAGATGGGGCAGAATCGCTTGTTCGCTTGGATGCGGGAGAACGGTTATCTCGGCAAGAAGGGCGCCCACTATAACGAGCCGACACAATACTCGGTCGAACGCGGATGGTTCGAGGTACTGGAACGCACGAACAATAACCCAGACGGCACGGTGCGGATCACACGCACGACGAAGGTCACGGGTAAGGGTCAGATTTACTTCATGACGAAACTGCTCGGGGAGGCAAGCTGATGATCGGCTACTTCTACTACCTCGGCATGATCAACCTGATTATCGTCCCGGTCACGCTCGCTACCCTCTACGTGGAGCGCAAGCACGCATGGTTCTGAAACTCGGCTTACTCATCGCAGTCTTCATCCTGCTGCTCAACGTGGATGAACTGGAACAGATTTACGGCAAATAAAAAAGCACGACACACAAGGCGTCATGCTCTCTGATAACTAGTCATTCTCATTGTAGCATGCACCCTCACAAGGAGGAAACGATATGGTCACGACACACAAGATCAACCGCCAGCTTCCCGCAATCGTCCAGACGACGCCCGAGATCATGGCACTCGTCGCGAAGGGTCCGGTCAAGATCGACGCGATTCATGCGGCACTCGAACAATCGTACAAGCACATGGCAGACGCGTCACACCTGCTTCATAAGGACCACCCGGTGCACGCCTTCCTGAAGAAGATCCACGAAGAGCTGTACACGATCGAGAACGCCCTCGACGAGCAGAACAACCTGTTCCTCGGCGCAGAGGAATCCATCGACGCGAAGGTGGTGGCGTTATGACACTCCAAACCCTCGCAGAACGGGCGACGGAAGTCGCAGAAGCCCAGCCAAAATTGATTGAACTGATTGAACTCATCACCGACGCACACAATCGTTTCGGATTGAACGATGAGCAACGTGCCGAACTGCAAGACTATACCAATCAAGCGATGGAAATTCTACGGGATCTCGGACGCTAAGGAGGACATAACGATGGACATGAAACGATACGAAGAAATCACAAGCGAAGAAGCAATCAAACGAATCATTAATAAAGAAGAAGTGTTCGACAAAAACGAAAAACGTTTCTTCAGCCTCGGAAAATCAAACACTGTATGGGTTCAAACAGAACATTCACACGGATCAGAAACCTCTTCATCAGGTCATACTCTTGAAGATTTGCTCGATAAAAAATGGTTTATCAAAAAGCCGTTCGACGTCCGCGCTGAGATGTTGGCGCGACCGAACGAGTGGGTCGGTTCGTTTAAGCTCGGAGACAAATGGCAAATGATCGGATTTAGTCCTGAACAAATGAGTGTGTTTGGTAGACGTTATCAAAAAAACTTAATCGAGTTCAGCACGTTCAATACTTTTATTCCTATAAATGATGAACTCGACCGTTGCATCCCAATCGAAGACGTCCCAGAGGAGGAACTCACATGACAACCCTATACGCACTCTCCGCCCAAAAGCAGGAACTGCTGAACGTCATCGCCGCCTTCGACCTCGAAGACATGCAGGCATCCGACGTCATCGCCGACACCCTCGAAGCGCTCGACGAAGCCCTCGAAGGCAAGGTCGAGAGCGTGCTCCACTTCCGCCAGCATCTCCTGAACGAAGCCGCCGCGCTCAAGGCAGAGGAACAACGGCTCGCTGAACGCCGCAAGTTGCGCGAGGCGAAGGCAGATCGGTTGAAAGAATACGTCAACGAATGTTTGAACATCGCGGGCGTCAAGAAGCTCGAGACGGCGCTCTACACCGTTTCATATCGCAGTAGCACGGTTGTTGAGATTACGAATACAGAATCTCTACCAATCGGATTTTTGCGAACCACAACGACAACGAATCCCGACAAGGACGCCATCAAGAAAGCGCTCAAGGCAGGGGAAGCCATCGACGGCGCCCGGCTAGTCGACAAGATGAACCTACAAATCAAATAAGGAGGAACGGACATGAGTGCAAAACAGTTTGACGTACGAAAAGAGTTGTTATCGCGACCAAACGAATGGGTCGGGGCGTTTCAGCTTAGTGGTAGATGGCTGAAAGTAGGATTCCGAACAGATGTGATGTATCCGGTGGCAACACCTTACTGGGAAGACTCGATTGAACGTGTTATGCCACAAGCATTCAAAGATGAATTAGATCGTTGCATCCCAATCGAAGACGTACCAGAGGAGGAACGGACATGAAACGATCAGACTCTATCTCAAGCATCGCGAAGGCACTCGCTGCCTTCCAGCAAGACGTGACCCAACCGAAGAAGTCGGCGAAGAACCCGCACTTCAAATCGACGTACGTCCCACTCGACAATGTGGTCGACAGCATCGCAGAGACGGCACCTAAGCACGGTCTAAGCTACATCCAGACCACTGTGACCGAGAACGACAAGGCGGGCGTCCAGACGCTCCTCATGCACGAATCCGGTGAATGGATCGAGTTTGAACCGCTCCTGCTCCCGATCGGACAGAAGGCGACCCCGCAAGCGGTCGGTTCCGCCATCACCTACGCTCGACGATACTCCCTCTCCTCGGTCTTCGGACTAGCGAGTGAGGTGGACGACGACGCGAACGGAGCAAGCGACAACGCCTCGAAGAACCCGGCACCAAAAGCAGTCATGGCGACGAAGACGGAACTCGACACGCTGAACAAGCTCGTTGACATCCTCGCTGGATTACACGCTGTATCGCGAGAGAAAGTCCTTGAGAAGGTCAAATGGGATGGTTCATCGGCACTGGAACAGAGTGGCGCAGTCGGACGCAAGAACGCCCTCAACGAATGGATCGAGAACGCGAAGAAGGAAGCGGCTGAGGCGAACAAGGAGGAATCGGCATGAAGATGATGGACGAATACGAGGAACTCGAAGAATGTTCCCGCTGCCAGCAGATGATCCCGTTCGGCGGGGATCGCGACGTGTTCGGTGAACTCGTTTGCAACATCTGCTTAGAGGAAGAACGCGAGAACGCCCTGCACCACCAAGACTACGAAAAGAGCGTCCGCTAAGGGCGCTCGGGAGGAGATAAACATGGCTAAAGTAATCGTCGAGATGGAAGTCGATATCGAGGAGTTTGACACATTGACAGATGAAGAGCGATTCGAAGCAATCGAAACTATTCTCGAATCAGGTGCCGAGTCAAACGCGACTTACATCAATGTAAGTTCTATCACGATTAAAGACGAAAAATAAAAACTAGGAGGCAACATCATGATTAACCGAGTTGTATTAGTAGGACGCCTTACACGAGATCCAGAGATGAAGTACACCCAGTCAGGCATCGCCGTCACACGCTTCACCCTCGCTTGCGACCGTCCCTTCACAGGGCAAGACGGCAAACGCGAAGCAGACTTCATCGATTGCACGGTATGGCGCAAACAAGCCGAGAACGTCGCCCAGTACCTGAAGAAAGGTTCCCTCGCTGGCGTCGAAGGTCGCTTGCAGATCAGCAGCTACGAGGACAAGGAAGGGCAACGCCGATACCGCGCAGAGGTCGTCGCAGACAGCGTTCGGTTCCTTGAATCGAAGAAGGACGGCGCGTCGGCATCACAAACGACTCCACTGAAACAGGAAGCACCAGCAGGGTTCGGCGCTGATCCGTTCGCAAGTGGAGGCAATAGCATCGACATCGACGAATCCGATCTTCCTTGGTGACCTGACATGAATGAAATCAAATGGATCAAGCTCTCAGTCGACATGTTCGACGACGAGAAAATCAAGTTATTGGAGAAGATGCCCGATGGCGATACCTTAATCGTCATCTGGTGCAAGCTCCTCACGATGGCAGGCAAGGGCAATCACAAGGGTTACATCATGCTAACGGAAAGCTTCCCGTACACGGAAGACATGCTGATTACCCTCATCGATCGTCCTGCCGCTACCGTGCGGATGGCAATGGAACTGTTTCAACGATTCGGCATGGTCGAGTTCGACGAGACATCGAGTGCGTTCTTGCTTCCGAACTGGACGAAATACCAGAACATCGAAGGCATGGAAAAGCAACGCGAATTGACGCGAAAACGGGTCGCACGACATCGACAAAAGCAACTCGAAGAGCCGAAACCCGTTGATACGCCTGAACTTCCAGACGGTAACGTTTCAGGTAACGCTGATGTAACGTTACGTAACGGTGCTAGAGAGAAGAAAGAAGAAAGTAGAAAGAAGAAAGAAGATATAAAAGATAAACCCCATGGTCAACAAGTTGACCTCTCCTTGTTCGAATCAATCTGGAAACTTTATCCGAAGAAGGTCGACAAGAAGAAAGCCATCGCCGCTTACACCCGTGCCATCAAGAAAGGGACACCCCACGACACCATCGCCACAGGTCTTCAACACTATCTGCGTTATCTCGACCACAACAAGCACTGGCTCAAGCCACAAGACGGCGGACGGTGGTTCGAGAAGGAACGCTGGACGGATGAACATGACCTCTCACAACCAACACGCACCTCAGCGACACCAGACCACAGCCAGTACGATCCATCATTCGGGAAAGAACTTCCCTTCTAGGAGGCGAGACCATGCAATCCATCACACGACTGACCGGTGCCGACCTGACGCAAGAGATTCTCGACCGTCGGACGTGCCAAGGATGCGGACACGAGATCGAAGTCGTCCGCCAGCAATACGCGTTCGGTCCGAAGACCGGCGAATACTTCGAAGCCGTCAAGGGCTGCAAGTGCGAGGACCTCGCCATCGCCCGGCAAGCGATCGAGAACGAGCGCCTGATGCAACGCCGCAAGATCGAGGACGCGTTCAGCTCCGGCTCGACGATCAACGAGAAACTGATGCATGCGAGCTTCAAAAACTATCACCCGACGTCACCCGAGCTGACGGAAGCGAAACGCGCCTTCGAACACTTCACGCAGACGCTCACAGGCACGCTCCTCGTCTCCGGAAGCTACGGGACGGGCAAGAGTCACCTCAGCATGGCGGCGGTCAATGCAGTCAAGGCAGAGGGCGAGAGCGCGGTCTTCATCTCGCTCCCGCGTCTGCTGACGAAGATCAAGGGTACGTTCGGCAACGAAGGCTCGCAAGACGACATCATCACGAGTCTAGCGGACGTCACGCTCCTGGTTCTCGACGACATCGGGGCGGAGCAGGTCAAGTACACGGACAGCAGCAAGACGACGATCGACACGGACACGTTCAGCAACGACGTCCTGTTCCAAGTCCTCGACGCCCGGCTCGGCAAGGCGACGATCTACACGACAAATCTGCCTGGCGCAGACCTTCGGGCACGGATTGGACCGAGGAACTTCTCCCGGATCATCGACGACGCGAAGATCGTGAAGATGTACGGGGATGACTACCGACTGGCACAACTGAACTTTTAAGGGGGAGAGAGTATGCGAGAAATCAAGTTTCGTGCGTGGGTGCCAACAGAAAAGACTTTATGTGAAGTTTTGATTATCAACCACAAAGAGAAAACGGCGCAACTTCCGATTGAAACAGCAGTAGGTTCATCTTATTGGTGGGATGAAACGGTTTGGTCATTTGAAGAAGTTGTCTTCATGCAATACACCGGACTGAAAGATAAATACGGCATGGACATTTACGAAGGCGACATCATCGATTGTGAAATCTACGGTCAGAAACATCGCGGAATCGTGCAATACGCAGATATTCTGGCGGTCTACTATCTGACAGGGCTTTCTCGTTCTGATACAGAGCTTTGGTTAGCAAGTGAAAAACAAATCATCGGAAACAAATACGAGCATCCCCATCTTTTAGAAAGCGAGGATGATTTATGACACCCGAGTTGATCCTCAAACGCTATGAACGTGGCATGACCGCTGAACAGATTGCGACACTCGACAATTTATCACTGGCGCACGTGGAGGAAGTCATTTCCTCCAGCGGTGTCCAGCCGACCGGACGGAATAAAGCAGTGAAGAAAATTGAGCCAGCAGTAACGCGACGCCGAGGACGTCAACCAAGTGTGTCAGACGAAGATGTCGTTGCGTGGTTCAGACAAGGTCTAACGATCGGACAAATCAGATTGAAGGCAAAAACATCGTACTCAGGTATCAAAAATCGTTTAATCCGCATGAAACTTATCGACACTGACGGGAATCCAGTTGAACCAAGCGAAGCGGATCTAGCCGCACGAGAAGTTGCTGCCACGACGGAAGCGGAAGGCTTCTCGGAACGCTACACGATCGCCCAACTATCGAAGGAGGAACTGGACATGACCGACGCCATCGCAGAGGCACGCAACACTGCGAAGGACAAATGGGTGCACTACGTCGCCCACCAGATCGACAAAGCCCGCATCAAGACGAAGTTCGACGTCGTCGAGCAGGACGGCAAGCTAATCAAACAGACGGAGGTCCGCTTCGTCATCGAGGAGGAGATGAGATGAACCCGGACGCTCGCGAGATCAAACGCCGTCGTCTCACCGCCCTCACGCTCTACACGGACGCTAGACCGCTCGACTACATCGCACGGGCACTCAACATGACGGAAGGCGGGGTCGTCGACCTCCTGACCGAGAGCGGCGTCAAGAACATCGCATACACGGGCGTCGGCACGCCGGACCCGCTCCTGGAGGCACCCGTGATGCCAAAAAAGCAGAAGACGTACGAGGAACTGCTTGTCGAGAACTTGCAATTGCGGAGCGAGAATGCGCGGCTACATCGTCGCCTCGAATGCGTCGCAAACCCAAAGCTCGTTCGAAGCTAGTCCCACCCGTCGGCACGCGGGTCTTCCGCCGGGCGAAGGGCGAGACACGGAGGGACGCGACGATCGCCTCGTACGAGAAGCAGGGCTACACCTTGATCACGGTCTATGACGAAGAGACACCATACACGACGCTCTATTCCATCATATTCGAATACACAGGGGGCTGACACAGATGACGAAGGTGAAACAAACGAAGGTCAAGCAGTTCAAGCAGTTGACGGATTACCTGAACGCCTACGGCGGACGGATTGTGCTCATCCGGGGCGACCTGCAACTCTCACTCAGCGGCAAGTACGACGTCTACAACATCAAGAAGGGCACGCACCGGGAACTCAGCTACCGCGACGCGCTCAACTACTACCGCATGACGGGCTGGACGCCGTTCGCGACGACATTAGAGGCACGGGAGACACAGACACGACGCTACGCCGGGAAGGAGCAGGAGGTGCGCGTATGGCGCGGACTGCACCGGGTGTGAAGCGGACGCATCTCCTACGGGGCGTGACGCTGTACAAGCTGGAGAAACACGGGGACGGCTGCACGGAACGCGCTTGGCAGTATGGCAACTTCTATGCACACGAATACGACGCATTACGAAAGGCAGGTTGGACGAGATGGCAAGAGCATCACAACGGGCAGGGAAAGAATTCGAGACGATGATCAATCAGGCGAACCAGGTCTACAAGTTACAAGGTAAGGCGCTCATCTTCAAGAGCGAACCGGGCGTCAAGACGATCCGGGGCAACGCAGGCAAGATCGTCAAGACCATCTACGCCGAGGCGAACGGACTCGACTACTTCGGGACGCTACAGGGCGGACGGGGCGTCTTCTTCGAAGCCAAGCAGACGAAGGGCAAGAGCTTCCCGCTGAAGAACATCAAGGCGCATCAGGCGGAGACGATCCGCACGCTCGACAAGCTCCATACGACCACCTTCCTGCTCGTCCGGTTCAGCGACGTAGGCAAGATGTACCTCTTACCGCCAGACGCGTTCCTGAAGGCGTGGGACGGTTGGACGAAATACAGCAACCGGGCATCGATCCCGCTCGCGACGTTCGAGGCGTACGGGACGGAGATCACGGCGTCGCAGGGGTGCGCGGTGGACTGGATGGACGCGATACAAACAACTTAAGGGAGATGAAAAATATGGATGAAACAAGAAAAGTGAAAGTCGGCGATACGGTCATGATTGTCAACAACGAGAGTGGTGGCTTCGAGAATGGAAAAATCGTAAAGGTTTTAGAAACGCATCAGTATCCTGGATGTCAAAATTTAGTGTTAACAGATGGGGTTTTTGAATTTAAACACGTTGATGATGAAGTCGTTTTTGTCAAGTGAAGTTGAATAAACTGAATTGATTCGCCCCATCGCCCCGTCACTTAGCTAGACGACTAGAAAGGAGTAACTGGCGTGACGCGCACGAAGAAACGCTACGATCCCATGATTCCGATTCCTGCTTACGAGACACTGTATGACCAGCGCATCTTGAAGGGCATGACGGTCGAGCAGATCGCGAAACAGTCTTTCGTATCGATAACGACGGTCAATCAATGGCTCAAGCACCACGACATCAAGCTGAATGCGATAAAGGTTCCGCAAGAGGCGGAGATTCAAGCGATCCAGAAGCGACAAGCGGCAGGGGAGTTGCTGAACACCATCCTGCTCGACTATCGCTTCTCCCGCTTCACCTATGACAAGTACCGCAAACGTTACGAACAAGCGTGACATATCCCACACATAGAAGGAGCTACCACATATGACACACGAACCGCAACCGCTCATCATCAGCCAGTCGACGCTCGAAGCGATCTGCGAGAAGCAGGTCTTGCTCGATAACAGCATCTGCGAATCCCGCGGCATCACGCCGGATGAGTTCGCCTACGATCTGCACAGCAAGCGCTACGTCGCCCTGCTCGTCGAAGCCGGGGAGATGATCAACGAGACGAAGACGTTCAAGTATTGGAGCAACAAGCGTATGGATCCGACGAAGTTGCTCGAAGAAGCGATCGACTGGCTCCACTTCTACTGCTCGCTGCTGATGACGGATTACCCGAAGAAGACGCCGCGTGCGATCGAGTATGACCGCGCCCAGTTCGACCGGCAGACGTTCGTCTTGCAGAACGAGACGTTCGATTACCTCTACATCAACCTCTTGCAGGCGAACGACACGTCGAAGATGCTCGCCGCGTGGTCGCTGATCTTAGAGCAACTCGGCTACACGGAAGAGGACATCCTGAGCATGTACGAGCAGAAAAATTCTACCAACTACGTTCGAATCGCGGAGGGATACTGATGCAGGAGCGCCTGTTCGAGACACGCCTGACGAAGGCACAGCGGAAGGTCGCCGCCAAGTACCTGAAGGAATACTTCACGCTCCCGAGCCGCATCGAGAGCAAGCGGGCGATGGCAGAGATGTCCGCGACGAAGCTGACGCCGGGGTACAACCCGAGCGAGGTCCAGACGCACCAGGCACCGAGCAGCAAGGTCGAGCGCTACACGCTGGCGATGGACGAGGTGAGCTTGCTTGAGCAACGCTTCGTCATCCTGAGCCGCATTCACGACACGCTGATCGACGACCAGCAACGCGAGCTGTGGGAACTGCTGTATGACCCGCGGTACTACCGCAAGGACGAGCTGGTCATGTCGATGATGCAGATCTATAGCACGAACACGTACTACGGCATCAAGCACAAGCTCCTCGGGATCGTGCACGACCATTTCGGAGACAGCTACTGAGGGGCATGCGCCTCTCGGTGGTTCTGGATAAAAAAATGGAGGTGGAGTTCTTGAAGGAGAATACAATTTATCATTCGGAATGTGTTTTAGGTATGAAGGAGCAAATTGAAGATAATTCAATCGATTTAGTAGTGACATCTCCACCATATGATGACCTTCGAAATTATCAAGGGTATACATTCGATTTTGAAGCTGTAGCTAAAGAGTTGTGGCGTGTTATTAAACCAGGTGGTGTCGTTGTATGGATTGTAGGAGATGCGACCATCAACGGTAGCGAAACGGGTACATCATTTCGGCAAGCGTTATTTTTTAAAGAGATTGGCTTTAATCTACATGACACGATGATTTATGAAAAAGATAGTATTAGTTTTCCGGACACAAATCGGTACTATCAGACGTTTGAGTACATGTTTGTCTTTTCGAAAGGTAAGCCTAAAGTGGTCCATCTTCTTGACGACCGTGCGAACAAATGGGGCAATGGCAAGAAACGAATCCTCGGGCGCGAACGCCAAGAGGATGGGACTTTATCAAGTAAACGAAAAGGGAATTTGCTTAAACCATTCGGAGTACGATTCAATATTTGGCGTTATGCGATAGGAAAGAATAAAAGCACCAAAGATAACATGGCTTTCGAACACCCAGCAATCTTTCCTGAAGAACTGGCGAGAGATCATATTCTCTCTTGGTCGGATCCGGGTGATTTAATCCTTGATCCGTTCATGGGGAGTGGCACCACTGCGAAAATGGCGATTGTGAGCGACAGACGCTATGTCGGGTTTGAAATAAGCGAAGAATATTGCACTATCGCAAAGCGTCGTCTAGAAAATCTCCAAATGAATCTCATGACATGACTACGCGGGGAGGCAACTCCCCACTGGAGGGATACGATGCAGGACGGGATCTACGCCGCGACCTATACGAACGACCAAGGACGGCATTTTGGACAGCTCGACGTCGAGGGCGATGCGCTTCACTTCACGTCGTGGGTCAAGCACTACAAGCACAGCGAATACCCGCAACGAGGGCGCGTCATCAGCCGCTCACGCGTCTGGGTGATGCAAGAGGATGTCGAGGTACACGGCACGTGGGACGAGGCACAGGAGGCGCGTTTCGCGGCAATCAAGCGCAACCTGGAACGGGAAATCGCGCAAGGGGATTACCAGGAGAAGTTATTCTAAGGAGGGACGGCATGAGTACATGGAAGCATCGCATGACCTTGAGCCGTGCCGAATGCAAGGAAGCGATCCAGATGCGTCAGAGTGGCGTGAGGTTACCGGGCATCACCCAGCATCTCCACGTCTCGAAGAACACGCTCTATCGCTACATGGAGCATCATCAGTTGACGGATGAATGGAAAAAGGTGGCGAAGGAGACGGCAAGGACGCCGAAGAGCGGGAACAAGGAAGAAATCACCTTTTTCTATCTCTATCATCAACGGGTGAACTGGAAACGGACGCACAAACAGATTGCGAAAGACTTCGGTTGTTCACCAGGGAAGGTGCTAAGAGCGTTACGACGACACGGATTCATCGGAATGGAGGAGACATGATGGAAAATGAAGTGTGGAAAAAGGTAGAAGGATATTCTAATTATGAATTTTCCAGTCTCGGTAGAGCGAGATCTTTAGACCGTGTACTGGCTAACGGGAAAAAGTTAAAGGGGAAAATCCTAAAGCAAACGCCAGGCAAACACGGTTATTACCAAACTTCATTTGTGGATGACGAAGGAAATAAAAAGAGTCTACTTCTTCATCGCATGATTGCAAAAGCATTCTTTTCGAATTTCACGGAAGGGAAAGTAGTTACGAGAATTGACGGGGATACCAACAATTTAAGAATTGATAACTTAAGAATTGATGACCCAGCAACCAATGCGAAACATAATATAGAAATTGGTTTTCGCTATGATCGTGTAGGGTCAAAAATTAATCAAATAACATACGCTAAAGAATTTTATATCAGAAAGTTATTAAGTAAAGAGATGATGGTAAAAGAAATTTCTGAAATGCTTGATGTATCTGTAAATGTCGTTTCTAAGATTAAAAACGGGTTCTATGATCAAAGTTACGAAAAAAGAAAAAAATATGCGCTGATTTCCATAGCTTTATATAAAGAATATCTTCAAACGGAATCGAATTTTTCAGACTTAGCGAAGAAATGTGGAAAAAGAACGGATTGGGTAAAGTATCGAATCGATCACGGTAAACGGATAGCAGAAGAATTGCAATCAATCGCTTCATTCATATGGTAGACGTCCTTCGGGGCGTCTTTTTAGGTGAAGGAAAAATGAAGGATTTAGAGAGTAATGGCGCCGTTTTCTGCGATATGCTTGTACTGTAGAAATCCAGTTTTCTTCCTCCTTGGCTGGCTCTCTACACCAACAGGCGAGACCCGGATCATCCACTCCTTGCGTGATTCGACCATCGCCTCTTGCGAACAGCGCATGACGCAGCCACACACATAGCAAAGACTACCAAGTCGTCGTACTAGGGCAGAGTGGTCGTGCGTTGTTTGCAGGATAATCCAGAGCAGACAAAGAATAGTGTATTTGTGGATATAGTTCTATATTTCCACAATATCAAAATTTTGGAGGTTTGCAGATGGTTTGGGTTCAAGAAGTAAAGAATAGGATGCAAGAGGAAATCAAGCTACGCAGTTATAATGAAATTAAGGAAATACTAGAAGTCGTTGAGGTAACTTTTAAAGACATTGAAGCCGAATTTAAAAGTATATCTTATCAAAATAAAAAAGTGGTTAATGCTAGAATTGACGAAGATTCTTCAGTGTACGCCATCAATCTTAATACTCTGAAGAGACCAGGGGGTAGTAGGTTGGTATACTGTACTATCAGTAATAAAGGAATTAACGAAGCTTATATTAATGTTGCAGTCGTTGTTTCCGAAGTTGATACTGATTTTGTTGACATCGCTGGTATTCATGTCGGGAAAGAGAAACCCGTTATTAGATATTTAGATGCAGCAGAAGATTACAGGATTACGCAAAAAGAAGAGTATTTTTCACCTAATAGTTTAAAGGCGTTAGTTGGGAACATATTTAATTATGGTTACTGATCTATTAAGCATCCTTCGGGGTGCTTTTTTCGTGTCCTGCAACCAGTGGGTACCGCCCGTTGCTTGGAGTACACGAAGGGAGAGAAGGCACTTGTTCAAGCTAAACGATAATGTGAAGACAACGTACAAAAATTCGCCTAACCATCATGGTGTGATCACCACGCTGCATAGTATCACAGCGACCATTCGGGTAATTGATTGCGACGGAAATGAGAAGAATGAGATTCACAACTTGCATCGTTTGACACTGGACAAGGACGGATCACCCGACATTGGAAGAACCCCAAGGAGGAATTGAGATGGCAGAACGATTTACATTCAAAGTGGATTACGCACCAAATGGCATGCCGATCGTGAACGAGGAAGAGATGTTCGACTATATCGCTTACTGCACAGACTTAGACGTCGAGAAGGTCAAAGCGGTAGATGAAGCGATGACCGCATACTTAACGAAACTAGGATTAGCAGGAGAACACGAGGCGCCCTAACAGCCCGGAGTGAGGTGAATGTATTGAAAGATGGGGGTGTGGATGTGAAAACGATTAATGACAATGAGGCAAACATTTTCTTGGGATCGTTTCGAGACGCACTCGTGTCGCTTTCTAAAGGTCGTGTAAGTGAGTCTCTAGCTCGCGAGATTGCTTCGTCAATTAAAAGCGGAGTTGATTTGAATAATCAGTCGTTATTGCACAGAAACGCTCGTAGTTTGGCTAAAGACATTTTAAGTGTACTGGAATGGAGGAATGAATGTGGGCATCATTGAAGAGTTTTTGGAAAGAGCGAAAAATATGCCCAAAGCGCCTGCCCGGTATGTTTTGTTTTTAGAAGATACTTCTTTAAGGGTGATTGACGAATGGTACGTTTTCTTTAGAAAAGGAGAATTCGTTCCGGTCTGCGAGCAATACGGTTACCCGCTGGGCGCGATAATCACAAGAGACAGCATTGCTTTTTATCTGACCGAATTAAAAGAAAAAGGCGCGAAAGTTAAGATTTTGTCGAAGAATAATTGAACATTTATGGTAAAATCTTCTTATTCTGAATCAAGGAGGAATAAGATGGGTATTCATAAAGATCAACTCATTGAACAAGAAGACCGAGGTCGTAATCTCGATCGTTGCATGATTTGTGACGGGGTGCTACGTACTTGGGAAGAGCGAAACAATGCTCTACATGATGAATGTTTGAAAGAGAAAATCGAAAACGATTAAGTTAAGGCGCCCTAACAGGCGTCTTTTTTTGTGCCTTGCATCGAGCGGATGCCGTCGGTTGGATGCAGAGCATAAGAGAGAGGTGAGGATATGGGGAAGCTATCAGAGAAGCAGAAGCGATTCGCGGAGCTGTATGTTCAGCTCGGGAACGCAGAAGAAGCAGCACGACAGGCAGGGTACTCAGCACGAGGCAATACGACCAAGCTACTACAAAATACGACGATTTTGAGCTACGTCGATGAATTGAACAGCAAGATTCAGAAAGACACGATTGCCTCAGCAGAAGAGATCAAGGAGTTCCTGACGCTGACGATGCGCAGTGACCACATCGAACCGAAGGACCGCATCAAGGCGGCGGACTTGCTGAACAAGACCTACGGGGCATACATCGACCGGAAAGAGATCAGCGGCGACATGGGGATTCGCATCGAGGTGGATTATGGATGAAGACGGTCAAACTTCAGTTCAATCCGGCATTCCGGCAGTCCAATCAATCGAAACACCGCTACCGCGCGCTCAAAGGCTCCGCGGGTTCTGGTAAGTCGGTCAACACGGCGCAGGACTACATCCTCAAGCTGAGTGACATGCGCTGCCAGGGCGCAAACCTACTCGTCGTACGGAAGATTGACGCATCGAACAAGGATTCGACGTTCGCGGAGCTACAGGGTGCGTTATTCGCCATCTACGGTGCCGATTGGCCCTTGTATTGGGTCATCCGCTCCTCGCCGTCCCTCTACTTAGAGAGCAAGGTGACGGGGAACGCCATCATCTTCCGCGGCATGAAGGATGCGAACGAGCGCGAGAAGGTCAAGTCGATTAACTTCCCTCGCGGGAAACTGACGTGGATCTGGGTGGAAGAAGCGACGGAATTGCTCGAATCGGACGTCGATATTCTCGATGACCGGTTGCGGGGGATTCTCGACAATCCGAATCTGTACTACCAGATGACGTTCACGTTCAACCCGGTCTCCGCGACGCACTGGATCAAGCGAAAGTATTTCGACTACAAGGACCCGGATATCCTGACGTGCCACTCGACGTACCTTGAGAACCGTTTCATCGATGAGGCGTACCATCGCCGCATGATGCGACGGAAGGAACAGGACCCGGACGGCTACCGCGTCTATGGCTTAGGCGAATGGGGCGAGCTGGGCGGACAGATCCTGACGAATTTCGTCGTCGAGGACTTCGATGTGAACCCGTCCCGCTTCGACGATTGGCAGATGGGGCATGACTTCGGTTTCAACCACGCTAACGCCGCGTTGAAGGTCGGCATGAAGGATGGAGACCTGTACGTCTTCCGTGAGCTGTACGAGCACGAGAAGGACATGGACGACATCATTCAGCTACTGAAGCGGCAAGAGTGGGACCACAAGCGACTCATGTACTGTGATTCCGCGGAACCGGACCGGATTCGGATGCTACGTAAGGCAGGATTCAATGCCCATGCCGTCGTTAAGGGTGCTGGGAGCGTCAACGATCAAATCGATTGGCTGAAACGGCGCAAGATCTATATCCATCCATCGTGCCAGAACCTTTATAAGGAGCTGTCGCAATGGAAATGGAAGAAGGACACGAAGAAGAACATTTATCTCGACGAGCCGGTCAATTTCTTCGATGATGCGATCGCCGCCCTCCGCTATGCCACGGAATCTTGGCGCTTGCAGGAACTCAAGCTCCGCAAACGGCGAGAGGGACGGAAATTACTCTACTAAGGTGGTGAATCAATGAGACAACAACTGATGAAAGCGAACGCGAAGTCCTTGCCCGTCACGAAGGCGGACGAAATCTTCAAATGGGGTGACGATGGTGCCCAGTGGGTAGCGGCTCCCTACAAGAAGGCGAGTCTCCGCTACGTCGTCGAGCAATCGACCGTCCTGCAACAGGTCATCGAAGCCTACAAGCAGAACATCGCCGGTTTCGGCTTCAAACCAAAGTACATCGAAGAGGGCGAAGAGACGAGTGAGATGGTCACGGAGTGGAACGCACTCGCGGAGGTCATCGACTGGATGGCGTTCGACAAGACACCGGACGAAGAGTTCAAGATGGCAATCGAAGACCGCGAGATGGTTGGGGAATCGTTCATGGAGGTCTTGCGTGACTCTGCTGGCAACGTCATCGAGATTGTCCGCGTTGAACCGGACACGATGGAGGTCAGCAAGCCGGGTTATGCGGTGAAGGTCGAGATCGAGCGCAAGGGCATCAAAAAGGAAGCCTATCGCAAGTTCCGGAAGTTCCGCCTCGGCAAGGTCTTCTTCCGTGAGTTCGGTGATCCGCGTCAGATGGATGCGAAGACAGGTGAATATACGGAGAAGCCGCCTGCAAACCCCGCGACCGAGATCGTGCATGACAAGATTGGCACGGGGCACTACGGTATCCCGCGCTGGATTGGGCACGTCCCGTCGCTGACAGGGGCACGCAAGGCAGAAGAACTGAACTGGCGCTACTTTGACCAAGGGCGTCACACCCCGATGGCGATCACCGTCACAGGTGGGCAATTGACGACGGATTCCGAGACGGCGCTCTCGTCCTACACGCAAGCGGTCGGGAATGAAGAGTTGCAGCACAAGATTCTTGTCCTTGAAGCGGAGACGACCTCGAACGGACTGGATGACAAGAATGTCGCGAAGGTCGAGATTCAATCGCTCGCGGACATGCTCCAGAAGGATGCGCTCTTCCTCGACTACGACGACAAGACGCGGGACAAGATCCTGAGCGCCTTCCGCTTGCCACCGGTCTACATCGGACTCTCGAACGACTACAACCGGGCCACTGTAGAAGCCGCGAAGGAACTCGCCGAGGAGCAAGTGTTTCAGCCGGAACGCAAGAAGATTGAGAACCTGTTCAATCGCCGCTTGCTGACGGGCTATGACTTCCGCTATGTCGAGGTCGAACTCGGCGCACCGGAGATCGTCGACGGGGAACTGATCACGAAGCTGATTGCCGAGACGAAGGAACACCTCACTACTAATGAGATTCGCACGATCGTTTCTCCGCGCCTCGGGCAGACGTTGAAGATGCTCCAAGGGGATGAATACGACCTACCGCGTCAAAGCGCTCCACAAGACCCGCTGACGGTCATGGCGGATGCACAGGGTAAAGCCCTTGCGAAAGCCGAGAACGGACAACTGGCGTTCATTCTGAAGGACGTACGCGACGGACTCGACGAGCTGAACGATGTCGTCGGCGGCTGGAAGGGTGAGGGCGATGTGTGACATCTCCTTCATCACGAAGGCGGACGACGATGAGCTGCGCGGTCTGCTGAAGGACTTCCCGGAAGTCGAATACCTCATCGAGCGGATTAATGGACTCGAAGCGGTCTTGGCAAAGCTCCTGCGGGAGCACCGGAAGGACTACATCACCGCGATCAACCTCTTCTACGAGGAAGTCGGGCAGACGATGGGGTTCGCGTTCAGCATGGGACTACCGGGTGTCCTCGCAAGCACGACGATGGCACCTGCTGTCTCGCTCGCCTTGATGCCGCACCTGCAAGAGGTCGCCTCTCACATTGCCGCTACGACGATGGCGCGCATCGATAAGGACGTCGTATTCCAAGCGATGAGTCCAAGCCGTATCCGCTTCATGCAAGCCTACAGCGACGAGTTGGGGCGTGTGCTCGACCAGAACACGGCGAACAAGGTGACGCAAGTCATCGCCAGTACCCTAGAACAGCGCGGAAGCGTCCATGACGTTATTCAAGCACTCAAGGATGAACCAGACTTCGACCGCGCACGGGCACGCCGCATCGCCATCACGGAGACGCTCACTGCCGCTAGTGTCGGGGATGATGAAGCCTACCGGCAATCCCCCGCTGTCACAGGCGTCGAGTGGTTACACAGCGGAGGACGCAAGAATAAGCCCCGTGCTTCGCACGTCGCACTCAGCGGGACGCAGAAGGGGCTGAACGACTTCTTCGACGTCGAGGGCGAACTGGCACGCTATCCGCGCGACACGTCCTTATCCGCGAAACAACGCATCAACTGTCACTGCACGACGACGCCTGTCGTAGATCCGAACATCCTCGACTTATCGGCTGAAGAGAAGAACGCGATCCGTCAGGGCGTCATCGCACAATTTGAATAGGAGGGCTCCTATGCCACGTGAAATTACAAACCTGATTCCATCTCACGTCTCCATCGTCGACAAGGCTGCTAATAAGCGGTCTTTTTTGCTGACCAAGAGTGAGAAGGCACCGAATGTCTCGAAGCACATTGAGCTACTCGTCAAGGAAGACGACGCGCAACAAATCGTCTATGGCATCGTGTATGAGCCGGACGTCGAGGATGCACATGGTGACTTCATGACGGCTGCTGAAATCGAGAAAGCGGCGCATATCTTCATGAAAGAGTATCAGCAAATCGACAAACAGCACGACTTCACGTCAGAGGTCGGCAAGGTCATTGAATCGTACATCGCACCCGCTGACTTCGAGATCGGCGGACAGCACGTGACCAAAGGGTCATGGGTCATGGCGGTCAAAGTCGAGGACGAGATGTGGACCAGCATCCAAAAGGGTGAGTTTACCGGCTTCTCACTCGCGGGGATGGCAGAACTCATCGAACGCTCGGCACCAACAGAAGACAGCGAGAAGGGACTCCTGCATCTGATGAAGTCCCTCATTCGTCGTGTCTCGAAGGGTGAGATCAAGGACGACATCGAAGGCGCACGACCGCTCAATGACGTGAATACCGCCGCTTGGCGATTCAGTGATGTCGTGGACAGCGAACGATGGTCGTGGAAGCCGGACATCAGCCGCATCAAAGCCGCGTACGACGATCTCGGTGAGTATGTCAATGCACTGGGTGAAGGCGTTACGAAAGCACAGGGAGAGGAGGTGACAGACATGACACAGGAACAATTGCAGAAAGAACTCGACTCGTTCAAGAGCGAGGTGATGGATCTCCTCAAAGCGGCACTCCCTGTCGCAAAAGAAGAAGAACCAGCGCAAGCGGACGCACCAGAAGCCGCTGAACCGGAAGCCGATGCACCTGAGGCGGAACCAGAGGCATCAGAACTGGAGAAAGCGCAGGCGAAGATCGCAGAACTCGAAAAACAGCTATCTGTCCGACCGCTCCCAGCTTCACACGCAGAACTTGAAAAAGCCGCTACACCAAATAAACCGTCTTATGTAACATACTTCGGACCGAGAGGATGAATATAAATTGAACAACACTCAAATGCTTGCAGATTTAGAAGCAATCAAGAAAGCTAACAGCTCCGTCACACTACCAGAGGATGTCGGTCGCGCGTACATGCAAGACGTCGTCGCTCAAGGCACGACACTCGCGAAACTCTTCTCGTACCCTGCCAAATCACCAATCGGGCAAATGGATATGCTCGGCATCAAAAAACGTAACTTGAAAGAGCACCGTGGACTCGATACGGAGCCGACAGGTTCTAACCTTACGGAAGAGCGCAGTGTACCGTTTGCGTTGAAACCAGTCTACACGGACACATGGTTGAAGAACTCGGATGTATACTACACAGCCCTTTCACGTGGGCAAGATATCGAAACAACGATCTCTAGCATGATTCAGCAGCAGTTCGGTGCGGATTTACAAGATCTCGCGTTCAATGGGGATGAGGATTCAGCAGATGAATTCGAAAAACTCCAAGATGGTTTCTTGAAACTCGCACGCGAGAATGCGAACACGATCAAACATGACGTCACAGGCGTCGTCAAAGTCGCTGATTTGCAGAAGGTACCGGTCAAAGTCGCACGTGAACAGCTTCGCGCTGGTCGTTTCGTCTGGATCATGGGTGCTGGAACACACGCTGCCCTTCAAGCAGAAGTCATGGAACGTGAGACAGCGAAAGGGGACGCGGTCCTCATCGATGGCGAACTTGCGAAGCTCCACGGCTATTCAATCGAGCTTGTCGACCACATCGAAGAAGACGTCGTTCTCTTCACGCCACTCGACAACCTTGCAGTCGTCACCGGATTCGACGTCCAGTATGACCGTACAAGCTCTGGTGACCGTGCTGTAGCGAAACAAGGAACGTACCACTTCGTCTTATCTTCAGTCGATTTCGTCATCCGTACACCGAAAGCGCTCGTCTACATCGGTGCTGACGCCGTCACACCCTGACCCGGCTCCTTTCGCTCTCATGAGTGAGGAGCCTGTTTACGATCGTGAACAGTTGACCGCGATGACCAAGGATGAAGTCTACGAGATCGCGACGGACTTGAACATCGCTGGGCGGTCGAGCCTGACGAAAGCACAACTGATTGACGCGATCCTCGCGACGCAGGAAGGAGGGGTCTGATGCCCGTCATCACACCAAGCGAACTCCGCGCCTATACCAGCTTCGACACGGTCAAGGGGCGCACGGATCAGCAATTGACTGACGACATCATTCAAGCGGAAGCCGACATCTTCGACTATGTTCACCATGAGTTCCCGACGAATGAGTATCCGACCGTTCCGATCCGCGTCAAGCTCGCGTGCAAGAAGCTCGCGGAATACTATGCCCTGTCTGCCCTCGACGAGAGTGCGGTGAAGGGCTATAAGAGCGAGAAGATTGGTGACTATAGCTACACGATGGCAGATTCGGCAGGACTGCGCGGGAAACCCGAGATCACAGCCTTGCTTGAAAAGTACGTCAAGCCAGTCGCCTCTGAAGTGCCACAAGTTAGGATGCGGTACCTATGAGTTACGACAAGTTACTCTCCGACCGCGCCAACATCTATCATCTCGACAAGACGTCTTCGGGCGGGGGCTACGGTCTCCCGTCAGAGGACGCTTTTTCGTATCCGAGCACACCGGACGCTGTGAACGTACCCTGTTACCTCGTCAGAGGACGTGGAGCACTCGTTCAGACCGACAGCATGCGGGTCTCGTCTTCGGACGACCTCGCGCACTTCAAGATCACCGCTGACCTCCTGGAAGGGGACAAGGTCGTGATCGATGGGTCGGTCTACATCGCCGGGAAGCCGTACAAGGTCAAGCAACACCATATCGAGTGTCCGCTCAAACGGGAGGCGCCGCTATGAACGGCTTCGGCGACTTTGCACGGGACATGGCACGCATCAAGGACGAACTCGTCGAGGAAATGCCGCTCATCATCGAGGCGACGAGCGCGGAACTGCTCGCCGAGACCCGTAAGGAGATCGTGCGGCAACAGCTCGTCGACACCCGCGACATGTTGAACAGCTTTTCACTGGGTAACAGCTTCAACGTGTTCGAGAAACGGGACAACGGCTTCGAGGTCGAGGTCGGCACCAGCAACCCATACGCGAAATTCGTCAACGAGGGACACTGGACCGTCGGACGCAAGTCGTTCGTCGAGCCGACGCACTTCTTCGACATCGCACAGGCAATCGCTGAGCAATACATGGCGGTCGGCATCATGAAACGCATCGACGGCACGATCAAACGCCGGTTAGGAGGCTGAACATGGCGATCCAGAAACAGAACTCGTTCCTCGCCTTCTGCCGCGCGGAATCGGGCATCACGAAATTCTACACGGATCAAGTCCCGGCGACGTTCACCGAGCGTTGCCTGTTCTTGTCCGCTCCCTTGACCGAGGACATCCCGCACGCCAGTGCCATCACACGACGGCTCGTCATGGCGACGGTGACGTTCTTCGCACCGAAGCGGACGCAAGCCCTCGCAGATGCCGAGAAGGTCTTGCTCGCCCTCGGACGCAAAGGGAACCGGATTCCGCTGTATACGGCGAACAACACGATCGCAGGACGCTTTCAACTGATGGACGTGAAACTCCGCGCCATCGAGAACCCCGTCGATACGGTCGGGGCGGTCACCCTGACGGTGACATGGCACGAAGAAACAGAGCACGACATCACACGCGGTCCGGTAGTCAACCGGGTCGCTACTTTTTTGAACTAGGAAAGGAGCACATACATGGCATATTGGGACAAAAATGGACCAGAACCTGTCCTCCCGGGGCTATACATGGTCATAGAGAAGATGCAGGACCAAGTCATCCGCCCAGGGCAACGGGGCGTCATCGGCATGGTCACGAACGGGCTTGCCGCGAACAAAGGGACGGTCGTCACCTTGAACAACGTCGGGGAGGCGCTAACAGCGCTTGGCGTCTCGAACTACCAGTTCGCAAAACGCTGCTTCGCTGGTGGAGCACGACAGATCGTGGCATACGTCTTGAAGGACGCAGAAACGCTCGCCGCTGGACTCGCGCAACTCGACCCGTACTACTTCGATGTCGCAACGATCGGGCGTGACGTGACCTCGGATGAGGTCGATGACCTGAAAACATGGCGCATCGCGAACGAACTCGACGGGAAGAACTTCGTCGTCGTCGCAGGTGGTGCAGCAGGACTCGCGGACAACACGGCGATCAAGAATCTGTATGCGACAGGAAAGCACGGGGACATCATGTACGTCGGAATGGGTGGCGTCGACATCGACGGCAACGTCGTCTCACCGGGGGAACTCGCGGCATGGATCGCAGGGAAACAGGGCGGACGTGGCATGACGCAAGGCTCGCTCACACGCCAAAGCATCGACTTCCTCGCGGACGTCGAACGTCGCTTAACGAAGGCACAGCGTGAAGAACTTTACACCGCAGGCATCGCAGTGCCAATCCATAACGGCAATCAGGTCGTCCTAGAAGCGGCGATCACGTCGAGCAAGGTCATCGAAGGGACGAACCCGAGCAAGCCACATCACTCGGGCGGGAAACTCCGTATTGCGTACAACGCGGCGGTCTATCAGACGACGCTCAACGATGCGATTGAGAGTGGTTTCATCGGCAAGATTAACAACGATCTACCGGGTCAGGATATCTTGACGGGAGCGCTCAACAACTTCAACGATGCCCTCATCGACGAAGGTGTCCTCGCACCGGGGACACAGACGACCTTGCATCCGGACTATGTATCGGAAGGCGACAAAATCTACTTGCTGACACGCGGATACTTCATCGACGCCGCTGAGAAGTTCTTCATCGACTTCCAGGTCGGTAGCGTACCAGCCACAGCAGCGACAGGAGGTGCTTAATCCATGGCATTCGATGGCAAAAAGACGATGCTCGGGACGGGACTTGCGCTCTACTACAGCACAGGGACTCGTCTGACCTACATCGACCGCATTCAGGTCAAGATCGACGTCGAGAAGGAAGACGTCAAGGTACCACGTAAGAAAGTCGTCCAGTACAAGGACAAGAGCATCAAAATCTCAGGCACGATCGCCGGGTTCGAATATACGTCGACGCTCCAGAAGATTCTTCTGACGGCATTGACGGATCAAGGGCAGGATCGCATGGACTTCCTCGCAGAACTTGAGGATTACGAGTCAGGCGAACGCTTCTCCTACCAAATCATCGATTGCCAGTTCACGTCAGGCGACATCGCCAACTGGACGGTCGGGGAAGTCGTCAAGAAAGAATTCCCGTTCGTTGCGACAGGCATCAAATTGAAGAACGGTGACGATCGAGACTAAGAGCGGGAGACCGCTCTTTTTTACTTATTCCAAAACTGAAGGAGGAAACACATATGGCGAACAAGTCGCTGATCGAGAAGCTATTGAAACGACAGGAAGAAGAGACAAAAGTTGAAGTCGAATTGAAAGGTCTCGCGGATACCCCGTTCTACGTCAAGATCAACAAAGAATTGTATAAGGAACTTGAAGTAGAAGCGGGTCAGTCGCAAGGTGAAAAAGAAGTGCCGGAAAAAGTCTTCCTAGAACGCCTGAATGCGCTCGTCATCGTTCGGAGTCTTCACGACCATAACGAGGAGCCGGTCTTCACGGGCGAACTCTATGAAGCGCTTGGGACATGGGACGCGGTCGAGGTCGTCAAGAAGGTCGTCACGTTAGCAGAGGAGCAAGTCATTCATATAGCAGCAAAAGAGTGCCTCGGTTTCGTGCGACTCGACAAGGTCCAGAAGGAAAACGATGAACTAAAAAACTGATGCGAGGGTTGCAGGCAGATGGATTGAGCCGCTTACCGGACGAGCCATTGCCGGACGAGTTCTATTATCACCATCTGTTCCGTCTGCACGGCATCCCTCCACATGAAGTCTATGAGTGGACGGAAGGGCAGAAACGCCTTGCCTTCAACTCGTTGATCGTACAGCTCGAAGAAGAACAAGAACGACTTAAACATGGAATCGGGAGGGTGATGTAAATGGCAGAAAAACGATATACCGTCGTCTTCGATGCAAAGGACATGGCGTCCGGTCGACTCAGTGCCATGGAGCAGCAGGCAAAGAAAACCTCCCGAGGCATGGAAGACTTAGCAAGAAATACAGAAAAAGTGTCCGATGTGACAACTCGGTTAGATGGATCGTATCGCGGTACTAACGGACGTCTACAGGAGGCGCACACTAGACTTGACAGAGTCACGGATGCAGTCAAAGGGACGAACACGGAAGTCACTCGTTCCGGCAGTCTCTTGTCCCGCATGGGGTCAGAGTTCAGTCGAATCGGGACAGATGCCCGTTCAGACATCGGTCGCTTAACAGGTGGATTGACGAGCGTCGTCGGCATTCTCGGTAGTATTTCAGCAGCGGCCATCGGTGCAGGCGCAGCCATCGGCGGACTTGCTGTCAAAGGCGTCTGGGATCATATCCTGAAGCCTGCGATGGACATTGAGTCGACGAAACTGCAAATCGATGCCTTGTCCGGTTCTCCTGAGAAGGGGAGCGAGATCTACAACATGTCGAAAGACTACGGCATGAAATCGATCTATTCGAACGAGGACATCATGGGCGGAACGTTCGCCTTCATGCAAAACACGAAGAACACGGACAAACTCAAGGAAATGCTCGGCATCACGGAACGACTGGCTGCCTTGAACAAAGAAGAAGGTTTCCGAGGGGCGTCCTTCTCGCTGAAAGAAGCAATGTCCGGTGATATCACGTCAATCGCGGAACGGTTCAACGTCGGGAAGAAGGACTTACGGAACAACGGTTTCGATTCAGCGGCGGATTGGGAGACGAACCTACGGGCGGTAGACCAGACGCTCAGTGGTATCGGGATCGATGACAACTACGTGGCGAAGGTCGCGAAATCGACACCCGCCCAACTCGCCAAGATGCAGAAGAACGTCAAGTCGACCTTCTCTGCGATGGGTGGCGGGATGCTCGAGATCCTGAACCCGGCATTCCGGAAGGTGAACGCACTATTCGAAGATAAGACGGGCATGACGAAGTTCACGACGATGATGAGTGACAAGTTCCAGATGGCGCTCAATGATGTCTTCGGATTCGGGGAAGGCGTCAACGTCACCTGGGACGATATCTCTGCGTGGTCAGTCGATACTTTCAATGGTGTCGAAGATATCCTTGACTCGCTCGGTGGGACGTTCACGTCGACGATGGAACTCTTGTCTGGCGAAGACCTATCCGGACCAAAGGAAGCATTCCAGTCGTTCGGTACCGTGTTGTCTGGAATTGCCTCAACAATTGAAACGATCAACTCCGGAATCGATGCCATGAAGTCTGTAGACAAAGCCAGTGACTCGTGGTTCGGCGGTATCGATAGCATGAACGAAAACCTCTACGGCGATAAAAAATATGGATTGCTAACAGGTTGGACGAAACCGATTGTCGACATGTTTTCTGGTGACGATGGCTCACACGCCCTCGGTCTCTCGTATGTCCCAAAAGACAACTATCGGGCGAACCTGCACGAAGGGGAACGCGTTCTGACGAAGCAAGAGAACATCGCTTACATGCAAGGACCGGGCAATGCATCGTCAGGCGGTGTCGTCATCACAGGGAATACGTTCAACGTCCGTAGTGACGCCGACATCGACGCCATCGGGGAAGCCATCCTGATGCGTCTGCAAGCGAAGGGGTGAGGAGATGGCAGCTTCGATCAACGTCAAGATCACGCATTACTACAAGGGTAAGACGACGAAGAACGTCAAGGTGAAACAGAAGAAGAAGGTCAACGGGAAATGGGTGACACGCTACGTCACGCAGAAGAAGACGGTCTATGAGAACCGCAGTCGCACCGTCGTCATCCCGGTCACACCGGAATCGATGCCAAGTACCCGGACAGCGAACTACGATGACCTGCCGACGCTACGCAAGCGGACGCATACCCGTCGTGGTGCCTATACCGGACGCTCGATGACGTGGAGTTCCTTCTTCCCGGCGCGAAACTATCGTTTCCTGCAAGTCAATCAGGTCGAGAACCCGGTCAAGCTCGCGCGGTGGTTCGATGAACGATTGGTCAACGACTCGAAGATTCGCGTCCGGATCCCGGCGCTCTACATCGACAACTATTACGACATCCGGTCGTTCGAGTGGGACGTCGAGGGCGGGACGAGTGACATCCGCTACACGATCACGATCCAGGAACAATACAATCCGAAAATCAAGACGAAGACCATCAAGTAGGGAGGGGAACGCATGGACTGGGCAGACGAGATGAACAAACATATTCAAGCGCGAGGCAAGAACACGGACGCTCGTCTCTTCATCGGTGTGATCGACTCCCTGACCCCGCTTTCGGTAGCGGTCAATGATGGGATCGTCGGGGCAGCGGAATGGACGACGGCAGCGGCGAATGACGCATCAGTCGGGGAACGGGTCGTCTTGATCCAAGACATGGCGACGCGGACCTTCATCGTCATCGGGAGGCTCATATGAACTATACCGTCTATTACTACCATCGGAAGAAGAAACGACGCTATGACATCACGGCGATCACGCAGAACATCAACTGGTCCGGCTCCGTCGATCGGATGCACCGGACGGCGACCGTGACGCTAACAAGTTACGCAAACATTCCGTTCGATACGGGCGAGAAGGTCCGCATCTACAAGAACGATGCCTTGATGTTTGCCGGGCGTCTCTTCAAGCGACAACGGGCAGGGACGGGCGATGTGACACTGACGTGTCATGATGACGCCTATTACCTGTACCGTACCGAGACGAGCATCAGTCGCTCAAAAATCACGCTGTCCGAGCTGTTCAAAATGCTCTGTGCGAAAGTCGACCTCAAACCCGGCTACGTCAAGGAGACGAAGACGACCTATGCGAACCTCGAGTTCGTCGGGGAGACGCTTCAGACGATCTTGTTCACGGTCATGGGGATGGAACGCCAACGCACGGGGCGCAGCTATTACGTCCGCGCCCACAAAGGCAAGCTCGAACTCCGGGAACGGGGGGCGATGAAAGGCATCGACATGGACGCGGCAGCCATCGCCTCGATTGAGACGACGAAGTCAGCGGAGAACACGTTCACGCAGATTAAGTACGACGTCACGATTGATGCGAACAAAGGTAGTAGCGTCTCGGGTGCTTCCGGTAGCAAGGCGTCCGTCGGGAACCTGAACTCGTCGAGTTATAAGGGACCCGATACGATCGCCGGGCGTTCCGGCTTCAAGGGCGGTCTCAAAGGCACGGATAAATGGAATGACAAGATGATTGAGATCGGGAAGGCAAAAGGCATCGACCCGCTCTTCCTGAAAATCATCATGGCGATCGAATCCGCAGGGAATGAGAACGCGCTTGGTCCGTGGCTCGATAACGGTGACCGGGCGCGTGGCTTGTTCCAGCTCGTTCCTTCGATGATCGGGACGGATCTAGACTGGAATCGCCTCTTAGAAGGCGAGTACAACATGAGCAAGTCGGCTGACATCTTCCTCAACGAGAAGGGCGACATCGCAAAACGACTCGGTAAGAAGATGAGTGTCGCAGAGATGGCACGCTTCTGGGTCGGCTATTCCGAGACGGATTACTCCTACACCTATCAGAAGTGGGCAGTCGGCTTGTATGCCGGATTCGGTGGCGATCCCGACAGCTTGATCACGTCGAACAAGAGTGGCACGGCAGCCGGGGCGAACGCGAGTAAAGCCGTCAAGGTCGATACCTCGAAGCGTTATACGTTGACGTCTCCGCTCGTCAAGAAGCTCGGCACGTTGATCTCGCACCGCAAAGGGACGTTCACGTCGCAAAAAGAGTTCACCGATACACAGAAACGACTCGAAAAAGAATTGCTCCGGGAAGAGAACACGGTCTCGGTCAAACTGATCGGTAGCATCTATGGCGTCGCCGGGCGAAAGGTCGACTTCGATTACTACGTCCACGGCGCCGGTGGTGTCTGGTACATCCAGTCAGATGATCACGTCATCGATCAGTACGGGCACCAGATGTCCTTGACGCTATCGGATACGAACGAACAGCCGGAACCGGAATACACGCCACCCCGCTCGAAAGAGAAGGCGAAGAGCCAAGCGTCAGCATCGGCTCCGTCCGGTAACGCCGCTCAGGTCGTCGCAGAAGCCCAGTCGTGGGTCGGTAAGCTCCGCTATGTCTTCGGTGGGAAGTCGATCGTCAACGGGACGGGAGACTGTTCCGGCTTTACGAAGTACGTCTATCAGAAGGCAGCAGGCATCAACATCGGTGACGGGACGAGTAATCAGTTGACTAAGGGGCAAAAAATCGATTTCGCGGACGCTCGGGCAGGTGACATCGTCTTCTTCGCTGGCACGTACCGCGCAGGCGTCTCGCACGTCGGGGTCGTCACGAAGAAGGGGACGATGGTCAATCTTCAAAGCTACGGCTGCAAAGAAGAACGCTACGATGCCGGGTACTGGAAAAAATACTTACTCGAAGTCCGACGGGTCCTGTGAGGTGAGGAAATGGACGCAGAACAATTGATCAACGACATGCTCGATCAGGCGGAGACGCCACAAGAAGAAGAAAACCTGCTCGACGGTGCCTCACTGACGGACGCCGCTCGGGACGGGACGTATGCGATCGACTTCAAACGCGGTCGGTTCGCAGGGAAGGTGACGGGCGAACAAGCCGTCATCCAACGGGTCATCAAGTATGTCTTGACCCCGCGCGGTGAAGTGGCGGTCTATCCAGGGAGTGATACGGAGGACGTCGAGGATGATGTCTACGGCTCGTATATCTTCGGTCTCGTCGGTGAGGTTTACCGGTCGAACGAAGAAGTCACGCAAGCCCTGCAAGGCGTCTGTGACATCGCACTGAATGAATTACCGGACGTCCAGAGCCTGACGGTCGCAGAGGCAACAATTCAAGGGGACACGGTACAGGCACGCATCGTCGTGCAACTACAAAACGGAACAGAAACGGAGGTGGCGGTAGATGGCATTGGAGTTTGAGACAGAGTTTCTCCCGGCGATTGAACCGAAAGACGTCGAAGAGATCCACGCGGAGATGCTGCAAGTGATCACGGAACAAGACAATCAGACGGACATCCGTATCGGTGAGCCGGTATGGGACGCGACCCGTCCGAGTGCCGTCATCGCGGCAGACCTCTCACAAGAACGCGTCGATGGCATTCGTGCCGCCATCCCGCAACTGTCGTTCGGGGATTATCTCGACGAGCACGCGAAAGACGTCCTGCCGGATGGACGCAAACCGGGCGTCAAGGCAATCGTTCCAGTCACGCTCAGTTCAAACGTCGCGCTGACGGTCCCGCAAGGAACGCTCCTGCTGACAGGGAACGATCTCGCGTTCGTCCTCGATGCAGACGTCGTCCTGACGCCACCGGAGGAACAACCGGACCCGGACTACCCAATCCCTGGGGAAGCGACCGCAACGGCGACAGCGAGCGAGATGGGCGTAATCTACAATGTCGTTCCGGGTGCGATCAACACGGTCGACGGGGACTTGAAGGACCTCGTCTCGGTCACGAACAGTATTCCGACGACGGCAGGGGTCGACCAAGAGAGTGACGCGGACCTGAAAGCGCGGATGCTGACCTCGGCACAGAATCAGTCGGGTGCTGGGAACCCCGAGGACTATAAGGCATGGGCGCTCGAAGCGACGGGCATCACGAAAGCAAAAGTCTTCCGTGCCGATCCGTCTCCCGGGAGCGTGACGGTCCTCGTCGCCCAAGCAAGCGGGATGCCGACCGCAGGGCAGGTCGCAGAAGCACAAAGCAAAATCAATGCCCGGGCATCACTGATCGCGAACAACGTCGTCCTCGCGCCCACGGCACTTCCTGTCAATATCGCGGGAGACGTCGTCTTAGTCGACGGGGCGAGCATGAGCGATCTCGTGACGAGTTTCTCGCAAGCGTTGCAAGGATATCTCGCAAACCTTGCGTTCAGTGGGGAAGTCATCCGGTACACGCAAATCTTGAACCTGCTGCTGGATCAACCGTTGCTCGTCGATGTGTCCGGCTTTACGGTCAACGGGGCGAGTGCGAACCTCGTCGTCGGGGTCAAACAGATTGCAACGCTTGGGACGGTGACCTTCACATGATCCCAGTGACGACGCTTGCCCGTGACATGCAAGAAGAGATGTTCACGATGTCCGCGCCGTACTGGCGGGAGAACTTCGACATGGCGAGTATCTTCCTCGCGTCTGCGTTCGCACTCGGACGGGAGCAAGAGATGCTCGACCGTTACCTCTATTCCGAGATGATGACCGCGACAGCGACCGACTGGGGCTTGTCCTTGAAAGAGGACTTCTACGGCTTACGGGACGGGGTGGCGCGGACGCTTGACGAACGACGCGGACGTATCCGGGCGGCGAAACGAGGCGGTAAGGTCTTGACGGTCGAGGATCTCGAGAACGTCGCGTCTGCCTTTGCGGGTGGACTGGTCAACATCACAATCAACTACGACACGTTCCTTTACACGATTGAGTTCGTCGACCAGCTCGGGATTCCGACACGCATTAAGGACGTGCAGGACGCGATTGCTCGTTCGATTCCGGCATACTTCGACATCGTCTATAAGTACCGCTATAACACGTATGGCGATATCAAGACGCTGTATGCGACGTATCAGCAGCTCAAGAATAGCGGCTTGACCTACGAGCAAATTCTCACGACGGAAGGAGACTGACATGCCGACCTTAAAACTGAACTTACCTACGATCGATAATACGAAAACGGCGGACGTTGTCCGAGACATGAACGCACTTGCGGAAGCGGTCGATGGAGCTGCGGGAACGGCAGGGGGCTTAGCGACCCTTGATCCTAATGGGAAAGTACCGGCGACACAACTAAGCATCTCCGCACCTGCTGACGCTACGACCAGTGTAAAGGGAGTTGTCATGCTTGAAGACAGTACAACGAGTACCAGTGTGACGAAAGCGGCGACCCCGAAGTCTGTCAAAGCAGTAGCGGATCAAATCACTGGATTTGCTGATGAAATGAAAATTCTTTATTGGATGGGGGCGGTCTAAGTGGCGACATTAGCCAAGAAGTTATACATCGGGACGCCGGGGACAACAAGTGCGACGCTCTATACCGTACCTGCAAGTACCACGGCAATTTTAAAGAACATCGTTCTGTCGAACACGACGGCGACAGCGGCAATCATCACGATTGGAGTCGGCGGAAAGAACATCTTAACGAACTACACGGTCGCGGCGAATGATACAGCAGTCATTGATTTGTCGCTTGTCTTGAGTGCGACCGATACCGTTACAGGAGTCCAGACGACAGCAAGTGCAATCAACGTTTTCCTCTCAGGAGTCGAGGTGGTTTAATGGGGATCAAAAAAGCAGAAGAATTCGAAGTGAATTTTGTTCAGGACTTGAAACGTCTTCTTGCGTCATATCTGAGTACTAAAGGACAGCCCTCAGTTGGTACAGAGACTTTGACAGCCCTCGTGAATAAGGTGGCGAATATTTACACAGGGAAAAAATTTGCTACAGGAACTACAACGACCGGTTCGGAAATATCATTTGCAAAATCAGCAAGTGGGACTCAAACCAGTTCGACAGTCACAGTGACCGGCTTAACGTTTTTACCCTCTTTTATCATTATCAAAGGTGTTACTAATAACGATACTCACGCTATATATGACGCTCGTTTTAGTAGCACATATGCGATTAGTAATACATTTAGCAAGACAGCTTCAACATCTGGAGGTATTAGCTTTCGTTTGCAGTCGCCAGCTGTGGTTAATGCTACATCATTTGTATTGCCGTTTTTTGGGAACGGTTCTGTAGAATGGATTGCTATTGAATAAAAAAGGAGGGGCTTTTATGAAAGTAGGACGTAAAATTTACTACGATAAAACGAGCGGAAATGTATTAGTCGACACAGGAGAAAAATCAGGCGACGTCGTCGAAACGACAACTGATCAAGATGTTGCTAATTTCAAAGCGCTATTCGAACGCAATCGTGATTCTTTCGAATTTCTCAAGCTCGAATACGGTCAATATGCTCAAGACTTTGCAGAATGTAATGGTTATCGAGTCGACCCTCAGACAAGGGAAATCGAATTCAGTTATCCTGATCCAAGCCAACCACAACAACCTCCTATATACCAGAAAGCTTTAAGTGAACAGATTGAAGAATTGAGAGCTGATAATTTAGCGCTCAGCACTACAGTAGACAGCATTTTAACAGATATTTTACCAACAATCTTAGGATAAGAAGGAGACTACACACATGGTTACATTCATCGCAGGACGCATCATTTTAGAGGCAGACAAATCACTCGAACAAGGTCAAGCAAAGTACCGCGCGTATTTCGTCAACACGTCGCTCTATCTTCGCTATAAACCAGACGTCGATGCAGTATTGATCCAAGACGGCTACGGAGATTGCATCGTCGGACCGATCGAACCAACGGTACCAGTCGAATAAGCAAGACACAACGCCGAAAGGGCGTTTTTTTACAGATAAAGGGAATCCTGCTTTTTCGTGAGATACTTTTCGAAAAGGTGGGAGGTTCTTTTATGGAAGATAAAGCTAAGTTGATTTTTGAACAAGCAAGACGATTTAGAAATGCAGGTGCAATTCTTGGTAATAAGTTGAGTGAAACGAGCGATCCTGGATTGTATATGGCACCATTCATCGTGAATTCATCATTTGCAATCGAACTTTATCTCAAATGTATTTATGTCATCGAAACAAAAGAAGAACCAAAATACGTTCATAAGTTAGAGCAATTGTTCGACAACCTCTCTGATTTCTCACAGTTTATAACGTCGGATATCTTTTCAAGATTGAATGAACAAGAAGGTTCGTATCATGCACTGAAAGATAAAGTCCCTGACTTTGACTGGTCATTGCGAGGGGTCCTCGAATCTGCGTCACAAGCCTTTGTTAAATGGAGATATAGCTTCGATGGAGATATTACTTCTTTCCCTTCGGCTGGCGCAGTAATCAATGCTTTAGAGGCATGCATATTCGTATTACGAGAAGACTTAAATGATATCCCGCAAGAAATATATTAAATGAAGCGTCCTTCGGGGCGCTTTTTCTATTGCCTCATACACAATCCAATCACACTAGGGGGTCATCGCTTGGAAAAACAAACGGAGACAGAACGTTCTCCATACGTGCAACGACACGAGATCGATGCAGTCTGGCGTGAGTTCGAACGTCGTAAGGAATGGATGGACAAGACGGATCGCTTCAAGGAACGGGTGGCGGACGACATCGATAAGATCAAGGACGAGCAAATCGAGATCAAGGCGACGCTTCGGGACATGGGGAACTCCGTCAACAGCATCCTCGATGACTCGAAATGGTTACGACGCACTGTGACGAACCTGCTTATCGGCGGATCGTTCTCCGCCATCATCGGCGTCATCGTGTTCTTCTTCCAGAAGGGGGTGGGGGGATGAAACGTCCCATCCCGTTATTTGAGGTGAGCATCACCTTATTTAGCATCTATCTGTCGATCATGTTCTTCGCCTTCACGGAATTGTTCGAGGAACAGAACCATGCGTTCTATCAGCACATCCGACAACTGATGCCACAGATCGGCTGGGCGATCGTCGTGTTCTTCGCGGCGATGGTCAAGGTCGTCGGTCTGCTGCTCAACAACATCCACATCCGTCGTATCGGTCTCGTCCTGTCGGGCATGATCTATACGGCGTTTTCGATTGGGTTCGCGACCGCGTTCCCGAACATCTCGACGGGGCTGTTCGCGATCCTCGCCATGATGTGCTTCATGAACATGACACAGGTCCGCCACACTGAATTATAAGAAGGAGGCTACACCATGGCTTATAAAATTGTACAGAGCTGGTTACCCGCATCGAAGTATTCCCTCAAGGCGCCTTACGCCCTGAAACCGAAATACATCACGATCCACAACACGTGGAACGATGCGGCGGCAGAGAACGAAGTGAACTACATGAAGTCGAACAACAGCGCAACGTCATTCCACGTCGCCGTCGATGATAAAGAAGTCGTCGAAGCGATTCCCTTCAACCGCAACGCATGGCATGCAGGAGACGGACAAGGGCAGGGCAACCGCGCCTCGATCGGCATCGAAATCTGCTACTCGAAGAGTGGTGGGGCACGTTACAAGGCAGCGGAAGCGAACGCTATCGAGTACACGGCACAAGCATTGATCCAGCTCGGACTCGGTGGGGATGACGTCCGTTTCCATAAGGAGTGGTCCGGCAAGAACTGCCCGCACCGTATCTTGGACGAGAAACGCGGGGATGCGTTCAAAACGGCTATCAAGAAGCGTTATAACGAGCTTAAGAAGGGCGACAAGGCACCAGCAAAGGCAGAAGCTAAACCGAAGCCGAAGCCTGCACCAGAGAAGCCGAAAGGCGACGACATGTACCGTGTGAAGATCGACGGGAAACAGGTCGGGGCGTATGCATCAGACAAGAACGTCCTCGAACAAGTCGAGAAGGCACTTAAGGGTGACAAAAAGAAAATCGAGGTGGAACGCGTATGATGACCGTATTGATTCTGGCTACCGTGATCGCACCGGTCACGATGGGTGTCATCGAAGTCTTTAAGCAGGCGTTCAACCTCAAGAAGAACTTTCTACCGTTACTCGGTGTTATCGTTGGTCTCGCGATCGGCTTCCTTGCGGCACCAATCAGTGACATCGATATTTATCTCCGACTCTGGGCAGGCGCACTGTCCGGTCTGTCCGCTTCCGGCTTATACGAGCTGACGAGCAAACGCGACGGCACAACCAAATCATAATCCTACGCCTACCTTCACGGGTGGGCTTTTTTTTCGTCTATTTTAATGAAATCTAACCAGTATTCTTCATAATCAAAATTTGGATTAGGTTTATGTTTTTGCAGTTCTACTCTATAGAAATCTATATGTTTCTTGTGATAGCTATTTACGTATTCAATACCAATTCTCAGTATTGGTTTTATCTTTTGGTGATTTTCTAAATAGATATTGTTCAAGACCATAAAATAAATCGGAAGCCTAACTTGTTCAGTCTCGTCGCTTTTAATTAATGGTATACGGAACTCTGATGGAACTACATCAAACTTATTTTCTATATACTCTCCTTTAGGAGATAGATTTTTCTGTTCTTTAACTTCGAATGAAAAAAAGTCAATCTCTAGTGGAGTATCCAAGGGTGTGTGTACAATAAAATTCAATACATCATTATCAATGTCTTTCAATACATCGTGTATGTTTTCAAGCGTATACATAATCTTGACTTTCATCGCAGAAGATTTTCCTGTGTTAATAATAGGAAAACTAAATTGACTTAGAACATCAGATTTTTTAGAAGATTGTCGTTGATCATCAGGCGACAGTTTCCATTCGTATGAGAGTGACATATCAACATATTCTTTGCTTTTACTCAAATATAGTTCTTGATTTAGAGGAATAAGACGAGGACGTTCTTGTTCTTTTTGCCGCCTGGTCTGATCTTTGAATTGATTTCTACTTATTAAAGCCGACCATGCTGCCGCCCCAGCTGCAAGTGCAGTGAACACGCTTGTTACGAAGTCTATTTTGACACCCAT